ATGAGCTGGTCATACGGAAGGTTTTTGTGAATCCAGTCAGCTAATTCAGCGTTGTCTACTCCTGGACATTCGAAGTCTGCGGCCTCAGCTTTGGCGTGCTGTGAATTTACAGAGCTGCCAATAGCCATACATAATTCTACGCTACGGAACCCGCTAGTCACCTTAACTCTGCCGAAGTGGTCCCGGACTGGCTGTAGGATGTTTTCGCATAATGCTTTTAATTTTTCTATCTGCTCTGCGTTAGGATTATTATTAATCCCTTTACGTATAGCAGTGTCGCTTTTAGTAAGCTCTGACAAAGTAAAATTACGACTAAGATTCATTTTAATTTATTACCAGTTTTTTAATACTTTTGCTACCATCAATATTATCTTCTAATTCTGCTTCACCTTTCCAACATTTATACATTACAGTTTCTGAATACTGTCTCTCCGCCTGACGCTTGCCACGTAAACATTGTGCCATACCTTCTGGCTGCAGACGGGCCTCCTTAATCTCGGCGTTGACAAACATAAGTAGGGCTACTACAGACTCAATCATATTTCCTCACATTTATTAATATGTACAATATAGCGATTGAAACTATCGAACCTATAAAAAATAAACCTATCATTGTCCGTTACCGTTCTTGTAATGCATATCTCTTGCTTCGTCTTTTAAATTTTCTATATCTTCTAATACTTTATCCATTTGTTTTCTTAAAAATTCTATGTTGACTTTGTTTAATGCCATAGATTCTATGTGTTTGTTTAACTTATCTGTAGTTTTATAAAGATCTTCGATCATCATGAACTGTTCAGAATCAGCGGGCAGTGAACCCAATTGTCCACGTGGCCATTTAATTCTAAACTCTGTGTTCTCTTGTAAATCTTTTTCCATTATCTGTATACGAGTGTCTGCAATGTTTAGTCTTTCTATCATCTGGAAATAGCCCATCGTGCCGAGTGCTACGATAATTATCAGACTGGCAACCGTCTTCATTGGCATTTGGACGGCTGCCTCCTCTGAGATGTTGAGTGGTTTTTTACTCATTATTTCTTCTGCCAGCTAAATAACCAGCTAACAATTTTATTCCATAATTTTTTCATTTTACTATCCTCCGCCTGTTTTTCTACATTACATGTAGGACAAGGTAATCCTCTTGTTCGGATACCACAGATTATGCAAACGTTAGTTGGTTGTGCATATCTTATACTCATGTTTTTTTCTCCTCAATTTCGTAGAAGAAGTTATCAGTGTCTTCCGTTCTCCATTGACGAGTGTCCTCTACGTTCCACTCACTCGTTTGGACTTTCCAGTCAGGAACGTTGTCCTTGACTGTAAAAGAAGGTATATCCCATATAATTCTGTTGTTTGGCTGTGCTGCATAATTGCCATCGTCTAATGCCAATATGTGTGCGCACTTATGTTCGTGCGGTATTTCTGAATGATCAGTGTCGACTATATTACTCTCTGGATGTGCAAAATCAACAGTAAATAAGTATTTACCTGCGTGCCATTTTTTATCTTTGCCTATGTATTTACCGGCTTGTCCGTCTAGGATATCCCAAGAAGTAACAGCAGGATAATAACTAAAACAATTCCAGAGCTCCAACTCATCAAGTCTACGTTTAGGAACTTCTTCTGGTTTAAAACCTCGTTGAATGAAGGCAGAAATCGGAAGACGATAGAAGATAGCGCCGTTTTCCATAATCGCATGAAATAGAATAGGCCTTCCCGTAATACTCGATATGCCGAAGATAACACAATCTTCAACTTCTCCATGATGTCTGGTAAGGTCATACAAATACTCCCTTCTTATTTGTGCATAAGTTACTGGTATGTTTGCATTTAAATAAGCCATAGTCAATCATTTTATACTGCCCCAATTAGGGCCAGATTCGTAGTCTACCTTGTTTGGTATCTTTAAGTCAACCGCATTTTCCATTATATCTTTTATCTTTGCAGCTTCCAAATCATTAGTCACTGATATATCAAGTTCATCATGCACTTGTATATGTGGTGTGATGCCCTCTTTCCAAAGTTCTAACATAGCTTTTTTTGTCATGTCAGCAGCACTACCTTGAATTAATTTATTTAAAGCTTTGTAAGTAAATGCTCTACGCGAAGCATTGTTGTGCCAATAGTTTTTCTTACCTGTGTCGTTTCCATTTTCGTCTAGGAGTGTTGGTCCCATTTGTTGAAGTTCTAACATTCTCTCATGATCTTCTGGTGGCACATATTTACCCCAATCGTCACCACGTAATACTGGTTCGTATTTTGGAAACCTACATCTTCTACCTAGTAAAGTTTTTATTTTACCTTTGCTAGATGCAGCGTTCATTAATTTATTCATCAACTGTTTTACAAATGGTACACGTGTATGATATCTTTCTGATAATGCAGATGCTTTGTCTTTTGATACACCCAACTCTGCTTGTAGTTTAGCTTTACCCATTCCATAAAACAATCCTAGATTAATTACCTTAGCTTGACTACGTGGTATCTCTGCCATGTCTGCAACAATCTGGTGAAAGTCTGTTTTTGGATTCGAATCATAAGAATCTGCAATTTGATTTACAGAAGATAAACCAAAACGTAATGCATAGTGTGCAACAAGTCTTGGCTCTTGTTGCGAGTAATCAAAACATCCCCACTTCATACCTTCTTCCGGTATAAATAAACTTCTAATCAAAGGACCTGTATCTGGATCTCTTGCAGGTATTTGTTGTAGATTTGGATTAGCATAACTAAATCTACCAGTTACTGTACCACCGTCATCAGATCTAATTTGATTTATCTCCGCATGTATTCTACCACAATGTTCGTGTTTTAATATTGTATCTATAAATGTTGTATTAACCTTGTTTAATTTTCTTGCTTGTGCTATCATCTTAACTATAGGGTGAGGATGATTAGAAAGGAAATTTTTTGTAAATGAAGGTGACTGTGTTTTCTCGGTTTTATCGTAAGGCAATTTTAACTTATCAAAAACTTGTGCAATCGATCTGGCTGCCCATATCTGAGTATCTATTCCTGTTTCTTTTTGCACTTGGTGTAACAATAATTCTTCTCTGGTGGTTAATTCTTTTTTTAATTGATTGGCTGCTTCAACGTCTACCCGCACCCCTAGGAAACGCATATCAACTAGACAAGGAAAAAGATCTGTCTCAAGATTAAAAATATCTTGTATATCTTCTTCAATAATTAATTTTTTTACATGCTGCCAAAGTTCAAAAGTTAACTCTGCATCTTTTTCTGCGTACGCTCCTACCTCACTGGCAGGTAGTTGCCACATGTCAGCCTTTGCATCTAGTCCTCTTGACTTTGCCGCTTCAGTAAGTGCTTTTTCATTTTTACCTTTGTTTAAAAAATGCCAAGACAAAGTATTGAGTGTGTATGAAAATCTATTTTCGTCTAGGAGTGAACATGCAACCATAGTATCAACCACTAAACCATTGATATTTAAGCCTAATTTTCGTATCCAACATACGTCATACATTGCGTTATGAAAAATTTTTGTAGCCGGACAACTTAAAATATCTTTAAACCATTCTAAAGTTTTATCTCGATCAGAGTTAGGACCGGTAGCATGAGCAATAGGAAAATACCAAGACCCATTTTGAACAGCCACTGCAATTCCTACAACTTCTCCTCTTCCTACAACTGAACCTGATCCTAATGATTTTAATTCCGTGTCTTTTGTTTCCAAGTCAATTGCAATCTCATCGTGATCACGTAGATCTGGGTACTCTGTATGCATCACCCATTCTGTTTGAGCTTGCATGTAGCTTGGTAGCTTCATAGTTTTTCCTTCCATTTAACTGACGTAGGTCAGTATATTTTTTTGCTTGTTCAAAACATTCCTCAGCTTCTTTGTAATAACCATTATTTTTTAACCATTCTCCATGACTATTTAATATTTTATTATGACCTATTCTTTCCATCTTAAGAATAATCTCTTTCTAATATCATTTCTAAATAATGTATTGCTTTTTCTATGTCTTGTGCTTTTCCTTTTGATTGATGTCTACAAATATATTTTATAGCATTACCCTCTGCAAACAATAATTTATTTTCATTAATAAATTCTGCAGGTTGAATTTTCATATGGCGATAGTGTTTTCCACCCACCTGCTTTTCCAAAGCATCATACGTTGTTCCTTTAAACATATCTTTGTTGGTCATAGTTTATATTCCTTTATTACTTTTTTAGCTTTTAATTTATATAGATTATTTCTTGCTCTAGAAATGCCCACATACCACACTCTATGCTCCTCATCTTGTTTGTCAATACTTTGTTTGATTCCTTTTTGAACTTTACTGCTTTGATGTAAAGATAAAATTACATTATCTTCTTCACCACCTTTTGCTGCGTGAATTGTTGAAACAAATATTCGTGCTTTACCACTTAATTTTTCTCCATCTGCTAACATATTTCTAATGTATAAAACTTCTTTATGTGGAGCTGCAGTAAATACATCATACCACTCTTTATCTTTATTCCAAAATTTAGAATCAGGTATATAATCTCTTATGTCATTTATT